GAAGGTTGGGAACGAATCTTCGGCGAAAAGAAGAAGAGAGAGAAAGCCCTCGACGAACTAGCAGCAGAGTCTGAGAAGTTGGGGCTATATACCAGCGAGAGCGAGTAAATTTACTGGAAGAGTGGGTGAGCGGTTTAAACCTGCAGACTTGAAATCTGCCGACTCTTAATCGGGTCCGTGAGTTCGAATCTCACCTCTTCCACCAAATAATGGAGCATCATAATGAAGATACTATGTTTCGTGTTTTCTTGGAAAGGTCAATATAAAAATGCTGTTCATCTAGAAGAACAGCTAACTCCCTTGGTAGACAAACTCTATGTCGTCAACTCTGACGACGATAACACGCCAGAACATTGGATCAACATTGGCAATGAGTGCTACTTCTCAGATCAATTCAGAAAAGCACTAGAATTAGCCAAGACAGAAGACTACAATGTTTTCTGGCACGTTCAGGCTGATGCTTCTTATTCTGATTGGAATTCTATTGTTTCTGCTGCTCGTTCAACATACGCATCGCAAGACTGGGGAGTGTATGCTCCTAATGTGGACGATACGTTCTACATATCTTCCCGCGTAGATGTGTTCTCTCTCGAAAACAATCTAAAAATTGTTGGCAACACAGACAATACTTGCTGGTTCATAAAGAAACAAATCATAGAGTTCATGGATAAAAACGAATATCTGATGCGAGACAATCAACTTGGTTGGGGTTGGGATTTGATCGCATGCGGGTACGCTCATTTGAATAAAATGAAAGTGATTCGCGATTACAATTACACAATTGATCATCCCAATTCAACTGGATATAAAAAAGATCAAGCTGAAAGAGAGATGTTAGAAATGTTTAATAAATGCTCAAAACATCTTCAAGAAGTCATTTACCAAATAAAGACTTCTCCTGCAAGCCTCTCGAACATCTATCGTTCTAAAAGTGTTTTCGTGTATAGCTCATGAATATCTGTTATCTTGATTTCTGGGGCGGATTCGATCCCAACTGTAATTGGTTTAATCTTATGTTCAGAGATCTTCTGAACGACAGAGAGATAAACTTTAACTCAACACCGCAAGAAGCAGATATTATCTTCTTCTCTTCTTTTGGCAATAGCATCTATGCTGCAAGAAACACCAAGGCAATCAAGATCTTCTATACTGGAGAGAACGAACCACCAAGGTTGGATATTGCAGACTTCTCGCTCTCTCATGATTTTGATACGCATGGAGGAAGAAACTTTCGATTGCCTCATTGGTATATGTACATAAACTGGTGGGGCGAGCCTAACTTCCCACATGCCAGAATATCAGTAGAAAGGTTGTTTCGTAAGTGGGATCCTGAGGCAGTCTGGAATAGAAAGGAATTCTGTTCTATTATAATCGGCAACCCCGTGAGAAACAGAATCGAGGTTGCTCAGAAGCTGAATGAATATAGACCAGTGCATGGGTATGGTAAAGTATTTGGCAACTATTTCAGCAGCTGTAAAGTTGACTTGATGGAAAACTACAGATACAATATATGCTTCGAGAATTCGATAACAGAAGGTTATGTGACGGAGAAACTTCTTGAGGCAAAAGTTGCTGGTTGTGTTCCAATCTACTTCGGCGATGATTCCGCATCCAGAGACTTCAATGAGAAGTGCTATATAAATTATACTAAGATGAATAATCATGCATTATTGTCGAAAATTGCTGAGCTGGAAAACGATTTCCAAAAATTCCAACAAATATGTTCGGAAGAATTGTTTCACATTAAACCAAATCTGGATTCGTTATATTCTTTCTTAAAGGGCGCGATTAAACTATGAATACGGATTTCTTTGAAATTAACAAACTACTGTATAACAAAATACAGAGCGGAGAGCCTTTTTCCTGCCTTCGTATTGACAATACTTGCGGATATGTTTTGCATTGTTTGTATCAAACCAATGCAATCCCATCAGCTGAATTTTGTAATGATAAGATAATGTTACATATTGGAGTTGTTCCGGCAACATCCGAATATTATCTATCCACAATTATGCCAAAAACATTCGAAGTGATGAAGCAATGTGACATATTGGGGTTTGTTGACATCAATAATTCACTTAAAACAGATAAGCAGTTTTTGTCCAATTTCCCAGACAAACAAATGTATTTCGATTACAATGTGATGGACCCAGGATTTCTAATGGGATATTCCAAATTGGGAACAATAGAAACTCCTTGGACAGAATCGCTTCGCGGCAAAAAAGTTTTGGTTGTTTCTTCTCACTCAAATAGCATAAAGTATCAATGGGAACGCATTCACTCAGTTTGGGGCGGTCGCGAAAATAAAATTACCCCATTCGAGTTGGTTGATGTAATTAGAACGCCATACCATCCAGAGTTAGACGATAGGCAATATCCCAATTGCTCCAACTTTATGGAGATGGTTGAGATAACTCAAAATATAATTGATGGATATGATTATGACGTTCTTCTGACAGGAATTACTACACAATCGCCATTCTATGCAGAACACGCGAAACTCAGAGGAAAAGTGGGTATACAAATTGGGGGATCTCTTCAATTATTTTTCGGAGTGGTTGGAAATAGATGGGTACAACCATGGTATTCCGATTGCGCTCGAATGTTCAACGAGAATTGGATTTGGCCAATGCAAATAGATGAGCCGCAGAAGAAACATATGATTGATTCTGAAACTGGTTTTGCATATTGGCGATAAACGTGAAAGTTGCAGTATTGGGTTCTTCTGGGTTCCTCGGTTCTTCAATTTGCTCACGATTAATTAAAGAACACGATGTAACTGCAGTTAACAGAAACACTCATAACTTGTTGAATTTCCGCGCAATATCTTCTTGGTTAGAACAAGAACAGTTTGATGTTATAATAAATTGCGCTTCTGCTGGTGCCAAACGAGTGAATGATGTATCTCTAGAAGATCTCAGTAATAATATTTTCTTGTTTATGAATTTCTTCAACAATTCTGATAAATTCGGAAGGTTCATAAACATAGGTTCTGGCGCCGAATTTGATACATCAAATCACATTCGAATGTGTAGAGAGAGCGAGATTCTAACTTCGTTCCCAAAAACAAGCTATGGTATCAGCAAAAACACAATATCGAGAATGTGTCTAGAAAAGAACAACTTTTTTACTCTTCGCCTTTTTGGTTGCTTTTCTTGGGCTGAGCCGGAATTTAGAATCTTGAAGAGAATGCTCTACCAAGAAGAAGTGAGAGTGCAGAACAAAAAATTCGACTTTTTCAGCTTGGACGACTTTTATTCAGTTCTGAAGTATTATATACTTACTGCTGATATTGAATATAAAGATGTGAACTGCGTGTATATTGAAAAGTTAGACCTCATGTCAACATTACAACAGTTCAAAGAAATACATAAATTGACTACCAGGATAGAGTTTGATTCTAATGGATTAGATTACACTGGCGATGGTAGTCTTTTATCGCAACTCCCAATAAAAATAAAAGGCTTACGTGAAGGATTGAAGGAATATCTATGAGCAAAAAAGTTGTTTATGTAACTGGTTGTCTGGGATTTATTGGCTATCATGTTTCCAGAGCGTGCCTTCGCGAGGGCTGGCGCGTAATTGGAGTAGATAGTATGACATATGCAGCAAATGAATATTTGCTTCCTGTTTTGATGGAGTATGATACATTCAAGTTCATAAGGTCCGATATTAACGATTTAGACTTTCTTCATGATTGCGATTACGTTATCAATACTGCTGCAGAAACTCATGTAGACAACTCAATCGTCAGTTCTCAAGTATTCCTGAACAGCAACATCAATGGCGTTCATCATCTATTAGAGTTGATTCATCAGAAAAGCAAATACACAATGCCAGTGTTTTTGCACTTCAGCACTGACGAAGTCTATGGAGATATCGTTGAAGGTTCGCATAAAGAAACGGATCTACTGAAACCTTCTAATCCATATTCTGCAACTAAAGCAGCTGCAGATATGTTGATTTGTGCTTGGGCGAGAACATTTAACCTTCCGTACATAATTGTCAGACCGACCAATAATTATGGTGTTGGGCAATATGTTGAGAAGTTAATAGCCAAATCTTGCAAGTTTCTTTCCCTAGAAAGAAAAATCCCACTACACGAAAATGGTTCTCCGAGAAGAACTTGGTTACACGTATCAGACACTGCTCGGGCTATAATCAAAATAATAGAATCTGGTGTTGTGAATGAAATTTATAATATCTCCGGAAATTATGAGGACAGCAACTCAAACGTCGTTAAGAAAATAATAAAACTATATAATCATTCCGAAGAGTATGACCGATACATCGATTACAACTTTACGAGAATTGGTCAAGACGTTCGATATTCCATTGACGACAGCAAACTTAAATCTCTCGGTTGGGAAACCCAAGCAAATTTTGATGAAGAGCTTATAACCATTGTCGATTATTACAAACGAAATTTCATTTGGTGAGGTGGGTATAGTATGAATGAACTTGATGAACTTCTTTCTGCTGTTAAGAAATATGTCGATGCTAAAATCATCAACAAGGCTCCTTGGAAGCCAGGAGACATGGTTAATTACGCTGGTCCTGTATTTTCAACGGACGAATATGAAGCAGCAATAAAAACCATTCTTGGTGGCTGGTTAGTTCTTGGAGATCTTGGTGCAAAGTTTGAGCGCAAGTTTCCTCGTCTAATGGATAAAGAATATGGGGTTCTGGTCAATAGTGGATCCAGCGCCAATCTGTTGATGCTCGCTGCATTGACTAGCAAACGCGGATACAACTTACCCAAGGGAACGAAAGTTCTAATGCCTATCGCTGGATTCCCCACGACACTAAACCCAACCCTACAACTTGGATTCGAGCCAGTGTTTGTTGATATTGAGTTGGACACTCTTAATCTAGACGTTTCTCAAATCGAGAAGGCAGTTGTAGAGAATGGTGTCAAAGTCATAACGTTCGCTCATGTTCTGGGAAACCCACCAAACATGGATGAAGTAATGCGAATCGTTGAGAAGCACGATCTCATTCTACTTGAAGATTGTTGCGATGCTCTTGGGTCAACCTATGACGGTAAACCTCTTGGCAGTTTTGGTGAATTTGCTTCTTGCAGTTTCTATCCTGCACATCACGTTACTATGGGCGAGGGTGGAATCGTTTCCTGCAAAACCAAAGAACAGGAAACAATTGTTAAGAGCTTTAGAGAATGGGGAAGAGGATGTTACTGCTCTGGTCCGAAAGCCAATGCGCTCAAGTGTGGTACATGTAAGACCAGATTCTCGAACTGGATTCCTGCATTGAAAGATGAAATTTTCGATCACAAATATGTGTACGATGAGATCGGATACAACCTCAAGCCGATCGAGATGCAAGCAGCGATGGGTCTTGAGCAGCTCAAGAAACTGGACTACATAACTGAAAGGAGAAAGGAAAACTATGCGCAGCTGTTTTCCATCTTTGAGAAGTATGAGCAATTCTTTCATCTTCCCAGAGCGACGGAGAAAAGCGACCCAAGTTGGTTTGCATTCCCCTTGACTATTAGAAAAGGATCACCATTCAAAAGAGATGATATCATTCAACATCTCGAGGATGGGCGAATTCAAACGAGACCATACTTTGCCGGAAACATTATGTTGCAACCTGCATATGATCACTTGACTGATGCTGATTATGCTAGAGAGAATTTTCCGAATGCAACATATGCAATGCTTAATACGTTCTTCCTTGGCACAAGCCCAGTAATAACCAAAGAACAGATCGATTATATTGGAACGAAAGTGGAAGAATTTATGAAATCGAAAGAAATGAGGATAATATAATGGGATTCGATATTCAAATGTTTAAGCTGTTAAAAAATACATACGACAAATATGGTGAATTTAAAGAAACGTTGACTATTGGGAGGCAAGGTTTACACACCCCAAAACATATAGTAGAAGCAATTCTCAATGTGACTGGGGTCGAACAAACAGAATTCGCTGATGATGTTCTCACCAAATTTCTAGGATCAAGTTCAGTCGATTCCGTAGATTTTTCCAATTATGAAGGAGCTTCTATTGTTATGAATATGGGGAAACCCATAGACGATACGATCAATAGAAAATTCGACACTATCATCGATGGTGGATGTCTAGAACATATATTTGAAATAACAACAGCTCTAAAGAATGTTTCTAAATTGTGTAAGGTTGGTGGGACAATATTACATGTCTTGCCAGCAAATAATCAATGCGGTCATGGATTTTATCAATTTTCTCCTGAGCTGTTTTTTTCACTGTATTCTGAAGTGAATGGTTATTCCGACACGGAAGTATTCTTAGGCGACACTACCAATCCAAATTGGACTGTTCAAATACCTCCACCAGCTCTAGGGCAACGTCACGATATAAGTCACCCAAATCCTCTCTATGTTATGGTTCGAACTAAATTAGTGAGAGAATCATTCTTGCACGAAGAAGTTCAACAAAGCGATTATTCTTATATTTGGAGTAAATCTAACAATGAATAAGATCATTTCTATGAGCGTTTGGGGCGATAATCCCAGATATATTGTTGGCGCCCAACGCCAAATAGAGTTGGCTGAAAAACATTATCCAGATTGGTCAATTAGACTATATGTTGACAATAAATTTAAATTTCACGATTTTCGTGAAACTGTCGACATCAGAGAAGTAAAAGATGGTTCGTATGGAATGTTCTGGAGATTTCTTCCTCTATTTGAGAGCGACGATAATGTAGTTCTTGTTAGAGATTCTGATTCTAGAATAACAATAAGAGAATCTCTTTGTATCAAAGAATGGTTAGATTCTGGTAAAAAGTTTCATACGTTCAGAGATCATGATGCCCATTATGAATTTCCTATTATTGGTTGTGCGTTTGCTATGGTTGGAAAATTAAACAGTGCCCTGTTGGAAATAATGAAACCATATATGACAAACCATCAATACTATTTGAGCGATCAATTTTATCTCAGAGATCATGTCTATCCTGCAGTAAAAGACAATATGCTAGTTCATTCTATGAGGCACGATGGTTGGTTTTCTGAGAGTAGGAAAAAACTTAAAAATCCATTCTCATTCTGCGGCAACGGATATGACGAAAACGATATGCCTCTATACCCAGATTCTTTAGATAACATTTCCAATTGGAATCCAGAGTTGTGCCCGAAAGAATTTAAGTTTGATGGTGGGCAACTATTCGATTGATTTTCATATGAATATGCAGTATAATTTGATTTTGGAGAAATAATGAACAATTCGCAATTGATTGAATTTGAAGAAAAAATAGCAGAAATGTTTAACTCCAAACAGATACGAGCGCCGATACACTTGTATAACGGCAACGAAGATCAAATTCAAAAAGTATTCGAGAGAATAGACGTAGATAAAGATTGGGTTTGTTGCACCTGGAGGAACCACTACCAGTGTTTGTTGAAGGGAGTTTCTGAGGATCTTCTTACTCAGAAGATTGTTGCTGGGAAGAGTATGGTTATAAACCTAAAAAACCATAAAGTTGTTTGTTCAAGTATTGTCGGCGGAATACAAAGCATAGCAACTGGTATTGCTGGGTCGATAAAGCGGACGAATTCAGATTCTAGAGTTTGGTGTTGGATGGGGGATATGAGCGCAGAAACTGGCGCTTTCCATGAAGCGTACAAATATGCAATAGGGTTTAATCTTCCAATAACTTTTATTGTAGAAGATAATGGTCTTAGCGTTACTTCTCCTACAGATCAGGTTTGGGGAGAAAACATACATTGGTATCTTCCGCCTGGATTTAACGGAGACTGGTATGAATCGAATCACCTGATATATTACAAATACAAAAACCAAAAATATCCACACGCTGGCGCGGGAGTAAGAGTTGAATTTTAATATGAGCCCAAATCAAATATATAATAACCAATTGTCGGCTGCTATGACTTGGTTGTCGAAACAGAATAATACTGTATTCTTGGGGCAAGCTGTAAAATATTCTGGAACTGGTATGTTTAATTCATTAACTGAAGTTCCCGAAGAATTGAAAATAGAATTTCCAATTGCAGAAAACTTCCAAGTTGGGTATTCCATTGGACTGGCTTTGGCTGGCACCGTCCCAATCTCTATTTTCCCAAGATGGAATTTTCTTATCTGCGCTACAGATCAATTGGTAAATCACCTAGATAAATTACCTTTGATGAGCGTTGGGGAATATAATCCTAAAGTTATCATTCGTGTTGCTGTTGGATCAGAAATGCCCGTTGACCCCCAAGATCAACATAAAGGCAATTTCTCTCAAGCCTTTAGAAGCATGTTTAAAACTGTCGATGTTATTGAGCTCAATTCCCCAGAGGACATTCTGTCAAGCTATAAGTATGCTTACTACAGACAAGATAAAAAAAGCACAATATTGGTAGAGTTTCCTGATTTCGGAAAATAATGGAGGTATAATGAAAGTTGCATTGATTACAGGTATCACTGGGCAAGATGGTTCTTATCTTGCTGAGCTTCTTCTTGATAAAGGTTATGAGGTTCATGGCATAGTTCGCAGATCTTCTAGTATCAATACCAAACGAATCGACCACATCTACGAAAAAATAAATCTACATTATGGCGATCTGACTGATGCTCTCGGGTTGGTTGCTGTTATCAAGAAAATCAGACCAAATGAAATCTATAATCTTGGCGCACAAAGCCACGTAAAAGTTTCGTTCGAGACACCAGAATATACGGCTCAGGTCGATGCTGTTGGCACTCTTCGCGTACTTGAAGCAGTCCGATTGTTGGGTATGGAAGATTCGGTGAAGATCTACCAAGCATCAACGTCTGAGATGTTTGGTTTGGTGCAAGAAGTTCCACAAAAAGAAACCACACCATTCTATCCTCGCTCGCCTTATGGTGTTGCTAAGGTTTATGGATATTGGATTACCAAGAACTATCGAGAATCATACAACATGTTTGCTTGTACTGGTATTCTCTTCAATCATGAGTCGCCTCGTCGTGGTGAAACGTTCGTCACACGAAAGATAACTATGGCTCTTAATCTAATTTCAAGAGGAAGGCAGAAGTGTTTGTATCTTGGTAATCTTGATGCAAAAAGAGATTGGGGGCACGCTAAGGATTTTGTTCAAGCCATGTGGTTGATGTTACAGCAAGACAATCCTGAAGACTATGTGATTGCAACAGGCGAGCAATATTCTGTGCGGCAGTTCGTACAAGCAGCTGCTCCATATTTTAACATGGTTATTGAGTGGCAAGGATCTGGTGTTGATGAAGTTGGTATTGACAAAAACACTGGGAAAACTGTGATTCGAATAGACCCTAAGTATTTTAGACCAGCAGAAGTGGAAAGCCTTCTAGGAGATTCCACTAAGGCGAGAAATCAACTTGGTTGGGTTCCTCAATATTGCTTTTCTGATCTAGTTGCGGAGATGTGTGATCATGAAAAAAGATTCTAAGATATTCGTTGCTGGACATAGAGGGCTTGTTGGCTCTGCTATAGTTCGTCAGCTGAACTCTCTGGGTTATTGTAACATAGTAACTCGCGGCAGAGAAGAACTGGATCTTCGCAACACGAAAGAAGTTCAGGAATTCTTTCATCAAGAAAGACCGGAATACGTTTTCGATTCTGCAGCCAAGGTTGGAGGAATTCGAGCAAACGATATATACTCTGCGGAGTTTATCTATGATAACTTAACAATTCAAAATAATATGATTCATTCTTCGTTTCTGTTTGGCGTTAAGAAGTTTCTGTTTCTCGGATCAGTTTGTGTTTATCCAAAGTATGCGCCATTCCCAGTAAGAGAAAGTTCTCTTCTTGATGGGCTTCTTGAGCCGACCAATGAAGCATATGCTGTTGCTAAGATAGCTGGCATCAAAATGTGCCAAGCATACTCCAAACAATATGGAATGAAGACTCTGACGATCATGCCCGCTAATCTATATGGACCGAATGATAACTTTCATCCAGAGAATGGACACGTGATTCCGGCAATGATCGAAAAGTTCATCAAGAATCCAGAGAAAGTGACGTTGTGGGGAAATGGTTGTTCCATGCGCGAGTTTATGTTCTCGGATGATATGGCAGATGCATGTATCTTTCTTATGAATAGCGACCTTCGCAAAGGAGAGATAGTAAATGCTGGCACTGGCGATGAAGTTTCCATAAGAGAGCTTTCAAGATTGATTGCTGATGCTGTGGGATTTGAAGGTACGATAGAGTGGGACACTTCCAAACCAAACGGAACTCCAAAACGACCACTAGATTTCTCGAAGATAAGATCTATGGGATGGGAACCGAAGAACTCTCTTGCTGATGGATTGGCAAAAACAGTTCGATGGTATAAAGAAAACGAAATGCAAATAAATAGGAGATAACCATGAGCGATGATAGAATTTTTATTCTGAAACTGACTAGCGAAGAGGACATTATTGGGGAAGTTCTTGATGAGAACGATTTCTACGTTAACATCAAGAATCCTGTTAGGATTGCTATTGCGCTTCAGAAGGGGCAACCCTCTGTCGGCTTTCAACCGTTCCCGATGTTCTCAGATGAACAGGAAAAGATCTTCCCTATCGCTAAACTCTCGGTCGTCTACTCTTACAGAGCAAACCAAGAGTTCATCGATAACTACAAGCAGATCTTCAGTGGTTTGATTATGCCAAACAAGCAAATCATCACAGGCTAAGGAGCATATCATGATTCGAGTAGAGAATGGTTTTGAGCGCGGTCTTCGTCAGTGGAATGCGTTCGTCAAAGGCAAGCGAGTGATGTTGACGATTGAGAATCCAGACAATGGAGAGACCAACCGAAAGTTCATCCGCGTTCCCGCCGAGAGCGCTGGTTGGAGACGCCCGAGTAAGAACAACGGAGCGCCTGATAGCCAAGAAGCATAAGTCATTGATTCATAAAGAGATTCCTCTTATTCTTCTTAAGAGCCGCGCTGCGGCTTGACGAAACGAGTAAAATTACCGTTTTGGAAAACTCCTGAGAAATCAATGACTTAGCAAAACTCCCTTGCAACTCCTTGATTTTTCAGGAATTATTTTTCTTTACAACTTGGTTGGATTCGGTCATACTACCCTCATCGTTAATTGATTGAGGTTTCTCTAATGCCCCGTGGCGTCCCGAAAGCTGGCTTCCGTATGACCAAGAACCGTATGTCCCGCGCCTCTTCACAGGCTGGCACACGTTCTTCCCGCTCCACCATTCAGATGGCTCCCGTCGCCGCTCCCGTCAAGAAGGAGTCGGACGCCGAGATCCGCGTCAAGCTCACCGAGCGATTCGACGCGATGGACGCCATGGCAGCGTCCACGATGCGCGGCATCAACAAGTCGATGATCGTGTCCGGTCCCGCAGGTCTGGGCAAGTCCTTCGGCGTGATGAAGCTCGCCGAGCAGTTCGAGAGCAAAGGCAAGCAGGTCTCCGTGATCAAAGGTTACCTTCGCCCGACTGGTCTTTACAAGACGCTCTACGAGAACCGTCACCGCGACTGCGTGATCGTGTTCGACGACGCCGACTCCGTGTTCATGGACGACGTTTCTTTGAACCTTCTCAAGGCAGCTTGCGATATGACTCGCACTCGCCGTCTCCACTGGCTCACTGAGACCAAGATGGAAGACGAAGACGGCGACCGCCTCCCGCGTTCGTTCGAGTTCGAGGGTTCGGTGATCTTCATCACCAACTATGACTTCGACGACATGATCGCTCGCGGGAACCGTCTGGCTCCACACTTCCAGGCTCTTATCTCACGCTCGATCTACCTTGACCTAGCGATGAAGACGAACCGCGACTACATCGTTCGCATCCATCAGGTAGTCGAGATGGGTATGCTCGACGAGCAGGGTATCTCCAAGTCGGTACAGAAGGAGATCCTTGATTTCGTCGAAACCAACGCCGACCGCCTCCGCGAGCTGTCGCTGCGTATGGTCATGAAGCTGGCAGCATTGGTCCGTATGGACTCGCGCAACTGGCAGAAGATGGCTCGCGTCACCTGCCTCCGTAACAACTGATGCTTGACTTTCAACTTTCCTCATGGTATACTGTACCTGTAAATTGGAGGTTCTTATGACTAATCGAATTCGTGAACTTATCAAAGAAGCTGGTCACGCAGATGCGCTGGCTAGGATGATCGTGCGGGAGTGCGCTGAGTTGGTTTATGATAATCTGGATGCCACTGCCCCCAAGCTGGCAGTGCATCTTGAGGCTCTGATCCTCGAACACTTTGGAGTTGAAAAATGAACTCCAATCAAATTCAACAACAAGTGCTCGACTGGGCATATGAGCAGAACTTCACTGCTCCGTATGGCGTTGTTGACGGCAAAGGCAGAAGCTCCAAAGGCAAGATGTATCTCGGTGTGGGATTTGGTTATGCACGAACTCTTGATGCTAATGTGCGTATCTTCAATCGCAATTTCATGATCTACGAATCCAGTGCTGGCGAGAGAGAAATTTTCGCGGACTCTAACAACCTCATGAATTTTCTGAAGGAGCGTTTCGGATGATAGCAGCTATCATCGTTTATTTTGTTGGTGTTGTTTTGTACGAAAAATACAGGAACTGAAATGGATCCTTTTAGTGCTTTTCTGGCGGCAGGAGTATGTTTGTTTGTGTTGTCTTTTGCCGTGGCGTTTATTGATGATTTCGGTAGTGCGTTCTTGGCATTGATGGGGATGTTATGCTCTTTCTATGCTGGAATAGCTGGGTTGTTTTACATACTTGCTAAAGTGTTTTGAGGGAATATTCATGGGCACTAATTACTACGTTGCTAAGAACTCTTGCGAATGTTGCAACCGATACGACGAAGAGTATCATATCGGCAAAGACTCTTATGGCTGGGCATTCACATTCCAAGGCTATCCTGCAGAACGGCTGACATCATGGAAAGCGTGGAAAGAGTTTCTGCGCGAGCAAGAGATTCGTGATGAGTATGGTGAGAAGGTTGACTATGATTGGTTTGTGCAGTATATTGAACATCCGAGGAATCCGCAGTCTATGCACCCCATTAATGGACGGCAAAATCTACAACACAACGTAGAAGGCAGAGCCAAGGGATGGTTCGACCCAAAGTATGATTGGGACGATGACGATGGATATGCTTTTTGTTCTAGGGAGTTTTCATGAGATACTATGCCAACAGAACTTACGAACACCAGTGTGACTTTGATGCTAAAATCAGAGCAGAAAAAGCATCACAAGATTACTACAAAAAGTGGATAAATCTTCGTAAAGAAGTAAGAGAACTGGTAAGAACTCAAAACATTTCCATTACACCTGAATTTGCTAAACTGATTGGATTGAAGTGACTGATGGGTATGCTTTTTCTACTAGGGAGTTTTCATGATGAACGAACAAGCAATCGCTGATGCTTGCGTAGAATTTGACGCAAGAATGGAAGCAGACCGACTTCTAGTAAAGTCTCTGCTTGATCGTGGCGAATTTCTGGACGAGGACGGATACCCTACTGATGATGCTCTAACTATCGTGGAGAAGTGGCATTGGGACGATCCCAAGGGTTGGTTCAAATTCATTGAAAACATTTGGTATCTGCGTTCCTGGGGCTGGGGCGAAGGAGTCGCTGATCATGAATGGCAGAAGGATACTCAGGCATACCTCTACAAGATATCCACTGCTGGCTGGAGTGGTAATGAGAGCCTGATTCATGCCATGATGAAGAACGATATGCTATGGAATACTACTTGGGTCCAAAGTCGTCGAGGCGGACACTATATTTTTGAGGTAGATCGTGATGAACGAACGAATCCGTGAATTGGCGGAAGAGGCTGAGTTAAGAGCCACTCTTCTTTTTAACAAAGAAAATTTGGAGAAGTTTGCCGAGTTGATTGTGAAAGAATGCTTGAATGAACTTTGCGAGCAGATGGATAAACATAATGTCGATCTTTCCAATCTCCCATCCTGGTATAAAGCATTAGCAAAAACTGAAGAACATTTCGGAGTTAAGTGATGAACTACGATGATCTACTTTGGAAATGTCAAGGCATTCTGTCCAGTCTGGACTATATGCGTCTGGCTGGACTGGTTGCTGCTGAACGAGAACTCAGGGCACAACAGACTCAGAATTGTGAGACCATTGAGCGGCAGAAGCACGCCATTCGTGAGGCAATGTATTTGCTGGATCAACCTGAGCCGCGTGTTCATGCAGCATTCAGTGAACTTTTGTGTGCGCTAAATCCCAAATTGCGTGAGATCCAGGAGAATATGGATGAACGAACGAATCCGTGAACTTGCTGATCGATGTCGAACTGAGTATCGTGATGGTCATGGTGGTTTTACTGAACAATTTGACGAAGAAAAGTTCGCCGAACTCATTGTTCAGGAATGTGCCGAATTTATTAAAGAGTGGGAGAGATATCAAGTTGATATGGCTAACCAATGTAATGGTAATTTCCCCACAGGCGGCGATAGCGAACTAAAAGAACATTTCGGAGTTGAATGATGAACGAACGAATTGATGAACTAGCATTCCAATCTGGGATTACTCAACATAGTTATAGCAATCCAAAACACCCAGACCTGGATGGCTTTATCGTTAGTCAAGAAAAACTAGAAAAGTTCGCCGAGTTGATTGTGCGGGAATGTATTGCCGTTCTGAACAATCGATTCATGGGCGATATGAATCGTGAGGATTTGGAAGTGCGTCGTTGCATTGCAGATGTCAAACAACATTTCGGAGTTGAAGAATGACACCAGAATTTATTGAAAGAGTACGCCGAGACTATGATGCCGAGAAGTCTACATTAGATTGGGATAGTTATCTGTCAGGGTATCTGGCTTGCTTAAAGAGATTCGGAGGAAGACCTAAATGAATGATGAACTCAAAGAATGCGTGAAGTCTTTCTTTGAGGACTTCCTTAACATTCGTGAAGAGTCAGACTCTGGGCGAATGTTTGCTCCGATTCATGTTTCTTGCTGTCGAGCAATGCACTGCGTTGCTCTGGCTGATTTGCTAGAGCGTATGCGAGTATTGAGTGGCGCGAGTCTTCCACGGAAGTATGAGAATGAAAACGCCTAAGCAACTCAAGCGTTGGCTATACAAAGCACGACTACGTCCTGAAGGTAACGGTAAAGGTCACAGGAGTCGCTATCTGCGAGAAGGCTGTTTCTCATTTCAGGGTCATGGTCGTCGGTGGCGAATACGAGGAGACATCATTCTAAAACTTGATGTGAGCTGTCCAATTGGTGAGTTTGATCGCTGGGCAAACTCTACAGATACTTGCGCGACTCTTCCAACTAGCGAGGATGATTTTGTAAATACTGTGAGGCGAATAAGCAATGTACGATAGAGAGTACGCAAAAATGTGTGTGGGTGCTGGCTGGCATGGACTTGTGGACGAAGCGTTTGATCTGGTCGAATCTCACGGCAGTGAAGTTGCTCAATTGAAAGAGAAGTTTGGGCAGATGAGAGTTTATATTAACTCTACTTCTGATGACCTTTACAACAAAGTTTGGGAGATTGAAAGTAAATCTGCTTCAATCTGCGAGACTTGTGGCGCTCCATCAAAACTGCAAAATCGTGGAGGCTGGCTAAAATCAATTTGCGACCCTTGCTTGGAGGAACATCATGTACAGTCTAAGACGTCAACGTGATGGTGTTGGTGATTCCGGAACCATGAGCACAGCTCTATGGGTAGAGGACAATGATGTTAAATTTGAATATCATGCGCGACCTCGCGTTGGCGTTGCAATGCGCGTCGGCTCTCTTACTGCTAGATCATATCAATATCAGGATTATTGGCAGACAACTATCATCACTGAGATAATAGAAGAGCGCGAGAACTATGTAAAGTTTCGTACAGGTAATTCAATCTACGAATGGTGGACTCCAGAATGAATCGTGATGTATGTGGAAACTGCGATGACCCAATTGAACTCTGTGAATGTTTTGATATCATGACTCATGCTCGCTGGTGTAACCACTGCAAGATGCATGTTGATGCAAACAAACATCACGAGACCTGCGAGTTTGCTGCGCTACAGAAAGAAGTGAAGGAACTGCGCGAAGAGAATTTTAAAATGCGTGAGGTGCTTATGGCATCTTATGCTCCAAGACCGTGGACAAGAGAGGGCAAAAAAGATGCTAGTTAAAATTGAACCAGACCAGATTTCAAACGTAGTAAGCAGAGAGCTGCAACAATTGTATGCAGATGTCAAAGAATATAAAGACTTCGTTGTTGATGCTGGACTTGATACGACGCAAAAAGAACTCATGCGAGTATTGACAACGCTCATCGAATACTATACAATACCCTCTGAATTTGACATTTGGAAGGAGCATGATGCATGAACTTATACCTCGTTCAATACGCAACCAACTCAAGCCCGAGACAAGAAAAGAGCGCAGTCGTTCGCGCCAGTTCTATGTTTGAGGCGCAGGCTAAATTCTTCGAAGCAATGGAATCGAAGTTCAAGCGAGACAGCACTTGGAAGATCGAGCTGAGCGTGGAAGGTATCGCGGAGATCGAATAAATGAAAGTGAAGACATACAGCGTCCTAAATCATGCCATTGAGGTTGGGGTCCAGTATGGCTGGAATCGGGCGCATAAGTATAATGACGATCCGAAACCAGACACCATAAAAGAAGAGATTCAGTTCGCAATCATGAATGAGATTTCAGAGTGGTTTACTTTCGATGATGAACAAAAAACTGACTGAGCCTGATTCGCTCTTTGATTTGTATTTCCTCTCGTTATTTGGAGCTGGAGTCTGGACCACTGTCGTTCTACTTTTAGTTTGGTATGGAGGTTATCTGTGAATCAATATGCGAAAAAAGAAGAACAAAATGCGCATCAGTGTTGCAAACTTCTTAAAGAAGAAAATCAACGCCTCCGTGAAGTGTTGTTGTATCTCGCCGAGGAAAGATTCTGCACTTCGCATATGAAAGTTAAAATTTTCTCTGCTCTGAACCCCAATAAATAGGAGGAGGCTTATGAGCGACGAACAATCCTCAACAACTCCGTTTGAGAAAGGATACACCGCAGCTTCCGAGGGAGAGGCTATCTCCATACAAGGAAACCCATATCCATTCGAGAGCAACGAATATTTCGATTGGGAAGATGGGTGGTGGAGTTTCTTCTATTCTGAAGATGAGGATTGTTGAGGTTCCAACAACAAAGGAGACTCGATGACAATCAACACTAATGCTAAGAACAGCGCAATGAGCGCGACCAGCGTATTCGGTGCTTCTATTGGAGCAGCTGATTCTATTGCTAAGATGGCGATTGTGCAAGTCCTCGAGAACAATCTCCAGTATCTTCTTTCTTCTGATACATATGAAATGACTCGAACTGAAATCGAGGAGCGTATCAAGAGCGATTTAAAACAAAATGTAGAAGAACATCTACAGTCGAAGATGGATTCGTTCAAGACTGTAATAATCGAGCATCTACATACACTCAAGTTCTCCCCTGTTGTTAAGAAACTTGAGTATGACGCCAACAACAAATTATCTAATGTTGTCGTAGACCTTGACATCAAACAAGAACCCAAGTAGAATAGTATCATATAATTGATTGGAGAATCTAACGCATGAATAAAAGAGTTTTGATCATGACTGGTGCATCAGATATATTCAGAAAAAACGGCATCAGAGAAGGATGGGGTGAAGATAAATCATACTATGATGTTTTAGATTTAACTGTTCCTTCGAAACAACGATACGCTAAGAAACATAACTATGATTTTTTATGCCTTAGATCTTTTGGATCCGATAACAAATTCGGATTTAAAGAAACACAACTTGGGGAATTGAGAGCGATTCGTGCTTTTGAAAATTTAGAATATTATGATGTTGTGGCGTGGATAGATGCGGATGCAATTATAACCAATGAAGATATGAGTATTGAAGAATTCCAAATCGAAGAAGACGTTAGTTTCTACGCATCATATGATTGGATGGGTAAAGGTTCTTTCAGTACGGGAAATTTTATACTCCAAAAAACAAAATATACCCAACAATTCTTCGATTTCTTTTTACAAATAGCAAAACAGGTCGATTCAGAGCAAACAGCATTCAATGCAATGTACTATCAAACGAACGCTAAAGAAACTATGAAAGTTTTGGAATGCAACTTCTTAAATTCTTTCATCGCTGAAATTATGGAAACCAAAAGTTGGGCAACTAGAAATCCTATCTCAGCTAATTGCCTCTGGGAAGAAGGAAATTTTCTCTGCCACTTGGGTGGAATTAAAAACGAAGAAAGAATTGATCTTCTGAATACTCACTTCAAAAAATATATCTGACGTTATGTTCGATAAAATATATCTTGATATGGATGGGGTTCTTTGCGATTTCCATAAACGATTCGTAGAAGTCCATTCGATTGAACCAGACTCAATTCGAGGCACCTTCACGGAAAGCCCTGAGTGGGAACAGTTCGTCAACGAAGAACATTTCGCAACATTGGATTGGTTTCCTGGTGGCAAACAGCTCTGGAAATATGTTTCTACTCTAGGGGTTCCTCTAGAAATTCTTTCGTCCAGCGGAGGAGATCGTTTCTACGATATGATCGCAGAACAAAAGAAGACATGGTTGCGCAACAATGGCATAGATATCCCAGTCAACATCGTCCCAGGCAAACGCTACAAAAGAGACTTTGCACATGAAAGTCGCATCTTGATAGATGATACCGAAAGGAATATCGTAGAGTTCATCGATGCTGGCGGTCTTGCCTTCCTACATAACAACGTTGATCGTACTATCAAGAATCTAGAGCTATTCTTTCAATGAAAGTTTACATTGGGCGGTATCCCAACAATCCAACCAAAGAGCGCACGGTTCGTGTTCGAATTGATCCATGGGATACTTGGAGCATGGATCAGACCTTGGTTCCAATTATTCTTCCCATGCTCAAGCAGCTGAGAGAATCCAAGCACGGATCACCCAGCAGCATGCCAGCGTTCGCATACGATAGCAATCGCACTCAGCTGTCTTTTGATTTCTATCCTGAAGATGATAATCTGGTTTGGGACACTGGGCACGCTCAGTGGGATGCTGTCATGGATAAAATGATCTGGTCGTTCGAGCAGCTAGGTACAGACTGGGAAGATCAGTTTCACTCAGGCGAGCACGACTTCCTATGGGAGCCAGTGCCTGGAACCGAACTCACCGAGATGAAGCGTGGACCGAACGACACTCATAAGTTTGACGCCGAGGGCTACCAAGCCCACCTAGAACGCATCCGAGAGGGGCTAAGGCTCTTCGGAGAACATTACATGGATCTTTGGGACTAAGGAGATAATCTGTGAAGAAAGACTACGTTATTGCCATTCCTTCTTACAAAAGAGCCAAGACTGTTAGGGACAAAACTCTGACGACATTGACTAGGTTGAATGTCGACCCAAATATCGTTACCATCTTTGTTGGTGATGCCGAGCAAGAAGTTGAGTACCGAGAAGTTCTTAAGGACACCCCATACAACAACATCGTCGTTGGTGTTCCTGGCATGGGTGCCATTCGCAACTTCATTCAGAGTTACTACCCAGAAGGCACTTATATTCTGAACCTAGACGATGATTTAATTGAGATCAACCGTAGGATGGGCGAGAAAACGCTCGGTCAGATCGGCGATCTTGGTGAAGTTGTTCGGGCAGGCTTTGAAGCCTGCGAGCGCGAAGGAGCCAGGCTCTGGGGCATCTACGCAGCTTCTAATCCATTCTTCATGAAGGATCGTGTTGCTGTTGGTCTCTACTACGTTATCGGAAGTATGTGGGGTTGCATCAACAAGCATGGCGACGCATACAACGTCACGCTGGACGACAAGGAAGACTTCGAGCGTTCGATCAAATACTACCTCGCCGATGGTAAGGTTTGCCGTCTTGACTACATCACGGTGAAGTCGAACTATTACAAAGAGCCAGGAGGCATGCAAGTAACAAGGACAACGCAACGCATCGAAGAGAGCGCGAAGGTTCTGGTCGAGCGATACCCTGACCTGTGCACCATGTACTATCGAGAGACAACGGGTCACGCTGAGCTCAAGCTCAAGGACCGCCGGAAGGAAGTAGAGTCCTCACTGGAAGACCTATTCGCATAAACTCCTTATAAATCAATGACTTGCAAAAGACCGACCCAGAGTCACTTGCAAGACTTTCTCTATAAAAATCAATGACTTGCAAAAAATCCTGCGAAAAGTGCATGCCAACAGGGGTAAGTGCCCGTTCTATTTGCCTGCAGCAATGCGGTAAAATTACCGAACGGGCGATCTCCTTATAAATCAATGACTTAGCAGGAAGTTCGCCTAAGTCATTGATTTCCCTAGAATTGTTTTTCTTTACATCTTGGTTCGGTTCGGTCATAATACCCTCGTTGACTTGATGAACTGGAGCCTGCTATGAAAATCGACTACTGTACCGCGCTCGAAATCCTCGGAAAAGCAAAGTGGAAATCGGTGCTTAGGGGGAGTCACATGTATATCGAAGCCGTTTATAACGGACTCGAGGTTAGCATGCGAGACGACTCTTATCACCTAGTCATAAAAGGGGAGGGGAAGTCCCGCCAGAGGATCGACGTCAGCGGGACCGAAGAGTACGAGTCACTTTTTTCCATGTTCGGAGGGTATTACTAAAATGACCGAATCTTTCGAGAAGCTGTGCCGCTACAAGACCGCATACTCTCCCGTGTGGGAGCAGTACGTCGGCATCGTCAAGGTTCGCCGCGACGAAGATGGCGTTCCGATCGTTGAGGCGAGGATCGCCTTCACCGACACGGTGGCTCTGTTCCGCCAACACGAACTCACGAACTACGTTCTGTGATTCGGTACTTTTACCTAAAATTCCATTTTACTTTCCAGTTTGACTGGAGTACAATGGTTCCTGTGATGTTGATTCTTTTTTCTAACCTGTGAGGTTCTATATTATGGCTAAGCAAACCCGTCTTCATAAGACTTTCTCCGCTCTCCGTTCCGGCAAGGTTATCAAGCGCGACGACCTCGCCAAGCAGATTGGTCTTTCTAACTCTGCGACTCAGACTCATATCAAGTGGCTCGAAGCTCATGGCATCACCGTCAATGTAGTTCGCGAGGGTCGCACCGACCAGACTTACCAGCTCGTTGACGTCGACAAGCTCAAGGCAGCTTGCGACAACGGTGGTCGCCTCACTGGCGCCAAGGTTTCCGTTCCCAAGGTTGTTGTCGCCAAGACGACCGCCAAGGGATTGTCCGCCAAGCAGTCGGGAAAAGCCTCTAAGCACGTGCCCAAAGCTGTCAAGCAAAAGATCGCACAGAACCACCTTGATGCAGCTCCTGGTGTGTTCGATGATCGCCCTGCTTCCGAGCGGAAAGGCAAAGCCTCGATCCTCGACAAGGATCTGGATATCGCCCAAGTGACCGAGCGCGAGTTCAATGACATCAAATCGATGCTCGGTATCGACCTCTGATTCTGGGGAGTGCAATACTCCCCTCTCTCTTTTGTCTTTTGGAGTCATGAGCATGGACATGTATCAAGAGTACACCAACGTCTTGCAAGAAGAAGTTAAGTATGACGGCGAAGAAGCATACTTTAGTCGCTCGATAGATTTCGAGTACTGCGAGTGCGGGAAGCTGATCAAGAGCTGCCCCGATGCCTACGAACATATGAGCCGAGGCTTCTGAATGGATATTGCCAACCCTCTCTTTCGCAACTCAACATCTGTCAATTCCATTTACGATGGAATTCAACGAATCTACCATTTTGACAATGGATATGGAGCCTCGGTTGTTTGTCACTCTGCTTCATATGGTGGAAAGGATAGGCTCTATGAGTTGGCGGTGATACATTGGGAAGAACCAATCGTAGAACACAACTACAGCAATTTCCGGATCGCACACGTTCCTGCAATAATCAAAAGCGATACTGTTGTTGGTTGGTTGACTGAGGATATGGTTGAATCTCTCCTAGAGAAGATCAAGTCTCTCTAATATGAAGCCTATATAACTGCGGGGAATATTCCCCGCAGTCTTCATTTAGGAGAAACGTATGAATAAATCAAACTTCGTCCACGCAGCAATCGCTCTCGTTCTTCAAGCTGCAGTCTGGATTGTTACTATGAACCCATGGTATGGGTTTGCTCTTTCTGCTGGTATCTTCTGGAGTCGAGAGCACGATCAGAAGCAACATAACATAGCGAAACAAAAGAAAATCACTCTCAAAGATATGCAATGGTATGAAGGTGGCGATATGACTAAGTGGTCGAAAGACTCTCTCTTAGACTTCTTCGTTCCCTTTGTAGCCACTCTAGCAGCGGCTCTTGCTTGCGATTATTTCTTTCAATAACAACTATATACTGTTGCGGGATCAGTACAAAACCCGTATTCAACACACAACACAGGAGATATAAAAATGGAAACATCACCATTTGCAATTCGTTTGGAAGTTCTCAAGATGGCAAAAGAGTTGTCGGAATCAAGGTTCTTCACTCTTCGCGATCAGGTTCAATCCAACTGGGACAACACGAGGGATAGCGAAGGAAAGGCGCCGACAGAGTTGGTCTTCCCTGAGTTTCCTTCTGAAGACGAAATCCTTCGTAAAGCCAAGGAGTTGTATAAGTTCGTTCAAGAGAAATCTTGAGTTCAACAGGGGGAGGTGCAACGCCTCCCCCATCCTTTGAAAGGTTCAATATGCCACGCGATGATTTAAGCGACGATCTAAGCAAACCAAATCTATTGCGTTATGGCATAGTGCCACAGGCTCCAGCCATAACTGTACCTGATGTTGCTCTTTTCAAGAAAAGTCGATCAATGGGAGTCGTCCACCATTTCAATGCAAGAGTCGACGAAATACGAAAACAGTATGAGAAATTTCTAGAGGACGTCAGAGTGAACGATTTAATTTTCAACGCAAGATACAACTTCGTTCCGAATGTCGGTCAAATCTATTATCTCTATAGAGTCGATGAAGAAGATTATCTTCTTAGCCTCATTGAACCAGCCAAATGGACTAAATATGAATTTGTTGGCGCGTATAAGATGTCATCTAACGATGTTTGGGAACCAGTTGACTTTTCACTTTAAGCGTAGTATAATAAACTGTCGTCAGGAGGTTTAGCCATTAATGAAAAACATCTCTCTCGAAGACTACTACAAAAACATGTTAGGGAATCCAGATTCCAAACTATACATGGCGCTTTCAAAGCCACCAGAGCCTTTGGGTTATTGGGTGATTGGATCTGATGAAATGGGAATGTGGGGAACGCAGCTTCCTGTCTATTCCAAACCGACTGACGAGCAAATTGAAAACCACTACAAACTTCTTGGCTGGACTTATACTGAAAAATACATATGAACATCTTTATGCTCGATAGCTCCCCTCGGGTTGCCGCACTATATCATGTCGACAAACACGTTGTAAAGATGATCCTCGAGACGGCGCAGCTGCTTTCTACTGCGCATCGCGTTCTCGATGGAAAGTTGGTCGTCAGCCATTCCTCTGGAAGAAAGAAAACGTCATACGTTCTTTCAGACGATCGCGAGAATCATCTCTACAAAGCCACTCACATAAATCATCCATCAGCTATCTGGTGCCGCTCAGGTCTGCATCAGTATCGTTGGACGTATGATCTATTCTGTCATTTGACGATGGAATACACATACCGATACAAGAAGCAACATAAATGCGAATTCCTTCTTGATCCTCTTTGGGATGCTCCGAAAAACATTGACTGTGAAGCTCCTTGGACAGAAGCGACTCCAGCCATGCCTGACGAATGTAAAGTTCCAAACGACTCCGTTAAATCGTACAGAAATTACTATATACAGCATAAGAATCGTATGGCTAAGTGGACGAACCGAGCGATTCCTACTTGGTACAAACACTCAGAATGGATTGCAAAACATGCCGAAGTATCTGTTCGTTAACTGCGAAACTCGCGAATTCGAAGAACATACTCTAAAGATTTCAGAGTACGATTCGTTCAAAGAAAACAATCCTCATCTAGAGCGTTACATTGACGCTCCTCCTTCATTCTCATACAACGGCACTGGCGACTTCGGTTCGCGCAAACCTGACGATACTTGGAAAGAAGTGCTACAGAAGATCGGCGAGCAGAACCCTGGCAGCGCACTTGATCGTCAAGTTAATCCTAGAAGCGCGAAGCAAGTCAAGATCGACCAGATCGTCGAGAAACATGCCAAACTACAACAAGAAAGGAGGATGCCGCCCAAACCAATCGTTGTCGATTAGTATGAGTGTCGATGAGAATTGTCATGATCCATTCATTAGCAGTAAGGGGTCTCAATGGCAAAGGCTGTCAGAGTATCAAAGAAAAACCAACACCAATCCATTCAACACTTCCAACCAAAAAGAATCTCGCCTCTAACTGAAAATCAAAAACGGACTTTTGACGCATACGACGAAGACAAGCATCTAGTTCTACATGGAGTCGCCGGAACTGGTAAGTCTTTCATCTCTCTCTATCTCGCCTTCGATGATCTGCTCTCTAAGAAGAGCCAATATGAAAAGATCGTCATCCTTCGCAGCGTTGTTCCTTCCCGTGATATTGGATTCCTTCCTGGATCCATTCAAGAAAAGATTGAAGTCTACGAAGAGCCATACAAAACCATCACTGATCATCTGTTCGGTCGTGGTGATGCATATGGCATTCTGAAGAGGAAGGGTCAGCTTGAGTTTCTTACCACATCATTCTTGCGTGGCACGACACTAAGTAATTGTATCGTGATCGTTGATGAGTTTCAGAACTGCAACTTCGCAGAGCTGGATACTATCATCACACGAATAGGAACAAACTCAAAAGTGATTTTCTGTGGAGACTATCGTCAAAGCGATCTAGATAGAATGAAAGAACGAGAGGGGATGCAACAGTTTCTGTCTATTCTTGAACGAATGGAAGAATTTGCTTTTGTTGATTTTACTGCTCATGACATAGTTCGGTCAGGTCTTGTTAAGCAATACATTCTTGCTAAGATTAACGCTGGACTCTAGAGTTATAATAAACCTTAAACCGACAGTATGATTATACCGAGTCGAGCTTGAAAAGTCAAGTGAAATTTGAATTATTTTCATCTTTACTTTCAAGTCTCGACTCGGTATAAATAAGGTACAATAACAAATTAAACCAGGTAGAGGATACAATGTCAATAGTTGCGTACCATGGATCATTCAGACCAAGAATACAAGTGTTCAAACCTTTCTCCCACTTTGGCACCAAAGAAGCAGCACTACAAAGACTTGGCGATCTTGTGGAATACGATCCTCGATATAAAAAAGAAAAGAAGGGATATCTCTATGAACTAAGACTAAACATAACGAATCCCTGCCCCGTTAAGGATAATCCAGAACTCAAAGATCCCCCAGCTTCTGTACAAAAGATTGCACAATGGTGCGATGATTTGAAAAAAACATCTCAAATTAAAAGCTACAAAGGAATAAACCCTATCAATGGAATTAAAGACCAGAAGGGAGTAGATATACTTGCGCATTTTAAAAGTCTTACAAAATCTGGGTATTGGGGAGAAATGGTTAATAATTCTGCTCAATGGACAGAACTATTTGCGGATTTTTTAGAAGAAACGGGCATAGATGCTTTTAAGTATAAAAATGCTCTAGAAGACAAAGGAAGTACCAGTTACATAGTTCTCTCACCAAAAAGTATAAAATTGGTTGGGAGAGCAAAAGAAATATCCCTCAAGTGAAATTTGAACTATTTTCATCTTTACTTTCAAGTCTCGACGCGGTATAATAGTTGAACTGAATATGAGTATGCATTATGGACTTCAAGACTTTCAACCATAACTTCGTCGATCTTCCTAAGCTCAAGCGTATCGAAGTTGATGGTGAGCGTAGATACCAAACTCCTTCTGGTAAAGCATACATGTCGGTCACCACGCTGACTGGCAAGCATGGTAAGAAGGAGATCTTTGAATGGCGCCAGCGAGTTGGTGATGAAAAAGCCAATGCCATCTCGAAGCGTGCCACTGGTCGCGGAACCAATCTTCACAAGACCATCGAGAACTATTTGCTGAACCAGCCCGCAAGCTGGCAGCAGTTAGACGAAGACGTTCTCAACAAGCAGATGTTTGTACAGATTAAACCCATTCTTGAGCGCATTGACAACATTCGCGTTCTTGAGGCTGGTATGTACTCAGACAAGCTGGAGTTGGCAGGAACGCCCGACTGTATCGCTGATTACATCACCAAGGAACGCGGACCTGAGTTGTCTGTTATTGACTTCAAGACTTCTACGCGCATGAAGAAGGAAGAGTCGATTCCAGCCTACTTCATGCAAGGAGCTGCATATGGTGTCATGTACCATGAGCATACTGGTGAGCTTCCCAAGAACGTAGTGATCATGATGGCTGTTGAAACTGCCTCTTATCCTCTTACGTTCGTGAAGCCCATGAAGGATTGCGTTGTTATGCTCGTAAACTTCATGAAAGCTCAGGGACATTACGGCTGCTTCAGGGATTGACTTTCAACCAAATATCAGCTATAATATACTGGTAAACTTTGGAGACTTTATTATGATTCGCCCGAGAGTAACTGCTCTTGAAATTGCTGGTTTGGCTTTCGATGTGATACTGGATGTTGCTTGGAAGATATCTCTGATTGCACTTTCGATTCATATCATCACTTTGGACAATTTGTACTAAATACTTTCTCTGGCGCACCCTTGAGAGTATAATGTGCATGATGCACCACTCTCTACGCCAGACAGATTATTCACCAAG